CCCCCCCCCGCCCCCCCCCCCGCCCCACCACCCCCCCCCCCGGCCTGCCGCCGCTCTCCCCGAACTACTGGTGGGGCGAAAACACCGGCTGGATGCTCGGCTGGCCGACCCTCGACAGCTTCCTGGTCGTCTTCCCCTTCGCCGTACTGGCCGTAGCCATGTGGTCGCCCGACTTCCTCGGCCATCAGGTTTTCCAAAAACTGAGCTACCCCGAAAAAGCCGAACGCGCGCACATGAACATCGACGACACCATGGTCAGCTGTGCCGCACGTCAGGCCGCAGGTTCACTCTTGGGCGGCGCGAACTTCACCTCATCATGGGGTACCTACATCATCCCCGCCTCCGTGGCCAAACGCCCGATTCCCGCAGGCGCGATTCTCACCGCTGTCTTCTGCATCATCGCCAGCATCTGGGGCTATCCGATGGACTTGGCGATATGGAAACCCGTATTGAGCGTGGCACTGATTGTCGGCGTATACGTCCCGCTGCTTGAAGCAGGCATGGAAATGACCCGCAAAGGCAAAACCACCCAATCTGCCGCCATCGTCGTTTTCTCGTCCGCACTGGTCAATCCCGTTTTCGGCTGGTCGCTGACCATGCTGCTCGACAACCTCGGCCTCATCGGCTGTAAAGCGCGCAGCGCGGAGTTGGGCTTTATCGGACGCGTCGTCGTCCCAGTCGTCGGCTTTGTCGTCCTCTGCCTGGCCATGGGCGCGGTCGGTATGTTCCCGGGCATCCCCGCCTTCCTGCCTCATTTCCAAAAAATGTAGCAGCAGGCCAAAAATGAAAGAGATAGTATATTAGGCCGTCAAGCACCTGTAACGAATTTTTTCGGGTAAAGGTAGCCCCTGCCGTCATTTCGGCATTGTCTCAATCTGCGGCAATTTTAGGCGGCCTTCTGTTGAATTCTTGTATGCCTTTGTTTTTCAAAGGTTGTATCGGTTTTATGCAGGGTATAGGCTACGACTGCCAGCTTCCGCATTATTGCCGTCAGAATTTGCATGATGTGTTTACCGTTTTGCCTCATATTGGCAACAAGGCGCGGAAATGTGCCGATGCGGTATGCTACAAGGGCGGGACTGAATAATGCCGCCCTTGTTATGCAATCTCCTACTTTGGATATTCTGTCTTTGCCTTTAACGGATGTTCCGCTTTTGTATTCCGCAGGGTCAAGGCCGAGATATGCAGTAAATTGTTTGGCCGTTTTGAAATCGTTATTGCCTGATAAGGCGGTCATGATGATTGCCGCCGTCTGTATGCCTATGCCTGGTATTGTGGTCAGGTTGGCGGCCTTTTGTTTAAGTTCAGGATTTTGGTTGATGTACGTTTTCAGACGGCCTTCGGCTTCTTTTATTTTTCTGCCGAGATAATCTATGGTTTCGTCTATTAAGTCTTTGATATTGTCGGATGCGGTTTGCCTTTTGACTATTTCGGATGCTTTTTGTTGCTTCAGTCTTGCTATGTAGCGTGTGATGCTTTGTAGCTCCTTTTCCGTTTGGTTTTTCGGTTTCCATACTTTTAACTTCCTGCTCTTCTCTTCGCAAAATTCGGCTATTGTTTTTGCATCTTGCTTGTCGTTTTTACTCCTCTTGAGTTCAGATACAGCATAGGCTTTTATTTTCCTGGGGTTTTCGACACTCATTTTATAGTGTGCGGCCAAATATTCGGCGGCGGCTTCGTAGTAATTGCCCGTGGCTTCACAGCAGCAATGTAGTGTTTCGTCGCAGCCTTGGCCGTCAAGCCATGCCTTGAGTTTTTCGAATCCTTTTTGATTGTTACTTATCTTGCAGGCATAAAAAAAGCCGTCTTTGTTCAGACAGCAATCTAATGTGTTTTTGGACACATCCAATCCTAAGTACATTGCATTTTTTCCTTTTTCGTTTGATTTAACCTTGTATTCAGACTTTTTGTCTTACCCGGACACTTGGCCGAGCTGTCCGGTTTTGACGTTTTGTCTAAGATAGTATCCAAACTTTTGTTTTTAAGATGCCCGCGCCGCCAATCTCTTCCGCGAACTTTTATGACGTTCAGGCCGTACTTTCGGGGTCGCGGGCTTGATTGTGGGAGCTACCCTCAATCTGTTTGCAAGCTGACAGGCAACTTGCAAAGGGTTTGGGGGTAATTATTTACATAAAAAAACAAATAACATGCAATAAAAAAGAAACCTAAAGATGAAGTCGATCTAGCAGTATACTGAAAAAAATTCATTCCCTCTTTTTTAAAAGACATTATAAAAAAAACCATACAAAAAGCAGCAAAAGAAGAAATAAACAATAAGTTAATTTCAAACTTTGTACATTCCATCGCGCACACCTCGCAAGAAAGCCCGCAGTCTAGCCCAATAAATAACGTTACTCAAGCCCATTCTTTTTCCCGGGGCCCAGCCCCCGCCCCCCCAGTCTCACTTGCGACGCCGCGCGGGCAGGGGTCTCCGCTTCGCTTTGACACCCAGCCCACGGGCTGAAGTGTTGGGTCAGCTACGATGAGTCAAGGGGTATTCGTAAAGACCGCTACGCTACGCTTCGCAATCTTTACAAACCTTCCCCTTGACTCATCTACGCTTCCTTTACTGTGCCGTAGGACCTTTCGTGTAATCGGGCAGTAAGGTTAATTTGTCTTGGCCGCCCAAGCTGGCAACCTTGGTGGCTTCTACGGGCGTTTCCTGCTGTTGCGGCATCATGGTAGCGGTTACCGGAGGTTGGCGGAAGGGATCGAACGGAAGGCCGTCTTTCGCGTACTGCTTGCACTCTTTTTGCGGTATTTCTTTAATTTTGGTTGCCTGATCGGTATAACAGGTGCATCCGCTTTTTCCGCCGTCTATGCAGGCCGCCAATCTTTCGTACTGTTGTACTTGCCGTATGCTGTTGTAAATCGGTTTCGATTCGACCCTTTCGGGTATGGTCGGAACGAACATTTCGGGCGTGAGATTTTGGCCGTTTTGTAGATTGGCTTTGCCGTTGTCTGCCGTTTTGTAGTTTTGACCGCCTTTGCTTTGGCCGTCCATTTGTGGATTTTGGCCGTTATCGGATGTTTCGGTACTTACTACTTCCGCGTTTTCCTGCTCCATGAATTTTGCACTCATGCGCGTATAGGTATACCAGCCGTAACCAAGCAGGGCGGGTAAGAAGAAGATGAGGAATATCAGGCTTTTCGGCAGGCGGCGTTTCGGTTTGGTATGTATTTCCGCCGATTTGTACATGCCGAAGGCTTCTTTAGGCAGTTTGAAGTTTACTTCTATGGCACGGGCTATATTTTGGCTGCTTTCAGGCTGATCTACGCATTCATTCCATTCGTAGAGCTTCCTACCCACTGGTTTAATGCTGATGTGCATATGGCGTTGTACGAGCCGGCGGACGAAGCTGTCTAGGAAGCTGGGATGTTGGGTAATGAATACTATGTCTAAACCGTGATGGCGGTGTGTGGCCAATGCTTCAATATAGGGCGGTACTTTGGTAGCGGCCGAACGCGTAGGAAAGAGCCGTTGTGCTTCGTCTATGACGACCAGCGAGCCATAGGGCAAAAAGTCCTGAAACGGCTGTTCTTTGATTTGTTCGTCGGTCAGTTCGTTGTGTTCTATTTTTAAATCGGGTATGCCGTTTGTAAAAAGGGGCCTTTCGCGTTTCACGCCTTCGCTGTCTGTGTAATGTGTGTAGCTTTCGTCCTGCATGAGCAGGGCAATAATGGATGATGTTTTGCCCGAACCGGGGACACCTGTCTGTAATATCAGCACTTTAATTCCCTTCTTTTAAAGTTTTGTATGTCCGTTATTTTTTGGCTACGGCAGTGAGTTTGGAGGCGGCGGCCATCGTGGCACGGAATGCGAATGCGCCGAAGATGATACCGACGGCGTGGCCGAAGCCGCCCATAATCATGAGGGCATAGGCATCGGCAGGTATGCCGCTGACGCTGTTTTGTATATAGCCTTTGAGGTTGTCCAATGCGATTGATACGCCCGTGTAGGTAACGAAAGAGAGGCCTAGGGCGGCAAGTATGGAGGTGCCGAACCATTTAAGCAGGACTTGGAGTTTACCTAATAAAAATTTCATTTATTTAATCCTTTTTGCCAAAAACTATAAATCCCGCTGAAATCGTAGCCAGTACGATAATGATGTACTTAATTTTTTCGGCAAATCCGCAGACTTGGTCATACTTAAATTCGTAGGTTTGCCCGACTACCTGAAATTGCCGGGGCTGCGGGCAAACGGCGGAAGTCTGTAAAAAATAATCGGGCTGCCAAGTCGTGCCGTTGTCGGAATGGGGCAGTTCAAAGCCTTTGTCGTTTGCGTCTATATCGCCAAGTTTGGCGCATGCAAGGCTGTCGCTGCCTTCCGGGCAGTTTTCGCCCTTCTGACCGCTTTGGCCGCCGCCTAAAGTATTTCCGCCGCCTTGGCCGTCTTTTCCAACGCTTTTACCATTATTGGGATCGTTATTCGCGGCAGGTTTGGAATCAGCCTCTTTATCCGGCCTGCTCATTACGTGAACATTGGAATTATTGTTTGTGATGGATATTCCGCCCGTGGGATTTGATGCATTGCCGCCCGGACGTGAATTTGACCAGTCGGAAGGCGCATTAACGGTTATCACATCCTGTTTTGTCTCCCCGTTGCCGTCGCGATAAGGCTCGCCTATGATGGACAATGTGCCCCCGGTGTTGATATCGCCCTGAATCGGTTGTATTTCCTTTCTGATTTGTTTACCCAATTCGCCTTTATCGTTAATGTAATCATTGGGGTTTTTCTTAAAATCCTCTTTTATAAATTCGCTCAAATCAACAATTTCCATTTGATAATCCGGTTGTTTTTTTCTTTCTATATTTGCATATTCTTCACGTCCAAAATTATCGATACAGCCTGCTCCAATAACTTTTCCCTTATCATCGCGTTTAATAAAATCTTTAACACAAAATCTATCAGGCGATCTCCATTTATTCATTGCAATTACGGCCTCAGCAGTATAATTTTTTGCAAATTCAATAGCGTCAGATTCATTATTAAAATGTTTAAAATCTACATCACTACAAAATGAAGAATGGGGGCCGCAATTTTTAAAATATTCAACGGAAAAATATTCCCCTTCAGGCTTTACGTATTCACCATTTTCATTTTTTTTAAATCCCGCTTTTTCGGCTTCGGAGCAGATGCCTTTTGGGAGACCCACATATTCGCCAAACTTCAAAAGGCATATATGTGCTGCCGTTACACCTGCCGCAGTACGGCAAGTTAAATTCATTAAACATTTCGTAACAACTCTTGGCACCACATTCGCTATTACAATTCCGCCGACCCTAACCACGCCCGCCCAAACCACAGGCCAAAACACGCGGCGTATATGCCGCTGGTTCAAATGTGCTTCGGTATAAACGAGCTTGTAAAAGCCGTAGCCGTTTCGACCGTTTGATTTTGCATAGTGTAAATCTTCATAGTATTTTCTTGCCGCCGCCATATCGTAAGCGTGGAAATCGTTGCTATGGCGGGTTTTGAAGTCCATTTTTTGATAAAACAAGGTTGTCGCACCGCCTTTTGATGCGTCATAACGCCAATTCCTGTTTAAAAACACTTCCGGATCGATGTTGAATACGAGTTTGCCCTCTTCCGCGAAAATATAATTCCCACCCGTCAGCTGGATAATGTTTTCTGCTTTGGCCAAGGGGAGCAGTAATAAAAGGGAAACGGCAAATAGGAAAAGCTTCTTCATTTGAATAAAACCCACATAACAATTAGAGGCACGGACAAACCGATAAAAAACCAAACGTCGATCATCTTTAGCCCCGTTATCTGTTAAACCATCTATGAATGCGTTTGATGCCCCACATGGACAAGGACACGCCGAAAAGTGCCCAACCTATCATTAAGCCGTCTTGGAAATTTTGGCTAGGATCGCAATCCGGCAACGATGCGGTTACTTGCAAACCCTCAAACTGCCAGCCCAACGGCGTATATTGCATTTGATATATTTTCCCGTCATGGATGTTCGGCGTTACTTGGCTGAAATAGGCGTTTTCGGCACTTTGTTTGGTTGCGTGGCAGATATGGCCGACCTGATAACCCATTACCTTCTACCTCTTGTTCGAGAGCGGAAATAGGCTGTTCTTGCAGCGTAATAGTCATTCCGCCTGCGCCAATAAACATCACGCTTCAATTTATTTATATCCCGTTGTCTTTGGCGTATTCTTCTATTGATTCTTGCCCGCCTGAAATCAATAACCTTTAAAAGTATCCGCATTGAAAAAAGTACGACATATAAGCCGATAATCAGCCAGCCAACCATGCCGACATCACTCAAAAGGGATGAAAACGTATCTTTTATTGTCTGAAGAATCATTTTTTATCCTTTAAACCAAGCTAAAAATAAAAGGGCGGAAACCGCCCCTTGTTATCAGCGGAAGAATCGCATCAGGATCATCACGCCGAAAATTGCCACCGATACGCCGAGAATCAAACCGGCAACCGTTACAGCATCGGTTTTTGCCGAAGCAATATCATCTTTAACGGTTTGAGGTACTTCCGCCCAAACTTGAGTTGCAAAAGCCAACGGAACGGCACCCATAACGGCAATTTGCTTGCCATACTTTTTCATGATATTCATGATTTTTTCCTTTTTTGTTTTCCCGCTTTCGGAGGCAGGCGGGAGAGCCTGAAAATTTTGCGGGCTGTGAAGGGATTGATCAGACCGCCCGCCGAGCCTGAAACCATTTAACTTTTCACTTCAGAACGTTCAAAGAAACTGAAAATCGCGAACTGTTCGCCTATTTCGTCTATGCCCGCATCCATGGCGTCTTCTTGGTAATCAAACTTTCCCGCCTGTTTGATATAGGGCGTTTGCGTTATTCCGCCTGCAGGATCGGGACATAAAAATTCGCCGCTTTCCAAATCCTGAACGATGAAACGTTGTTTGAATTCATACATTTTTCATCCTTTATTTATCTTTCGGATTCGGCACTACCTGAAACCGAACATCTTTCACTACGGCAGTCTCCTTACCGCTGGAATTGGTGGTACGGCCTATTAACAACTCCATTTCCATCGGAAATTTAAGGTTTTTAAACATCTCGAAATTAGAACTGTCGCCGAAACGTAATTTAGCCAAACCGCCCCCTACGGCATTACCTGATTCCGCATTAAAAGGCGTTGCCCGGAAAATCGTGCAGGTATCGATCTGATTGCCTTCGATCTCGCCTTTAAATTTGGTTACGCCCATGATGATGGCTGTTTCGTACTGTTGCTGGTTTAATTGATCAAAGTTCATTTGGTATATCCTCTAAGTTTATTGGTTGGGTAAAACTGGTATCTTCTAAAATTCCGTATTCGTCGGATTGATGGCCTTGGCCGATTTGGTGCATGTATTTCACGGTTACACCGTTATAGCTGTATTCTTGGGGATTTAAGCCTTTAGGATATTTGCCGTCATCAGCCCTTAACCTTTCGCAAATCTCATCAGGCTTTATGCCGATATCAATCATAAAATTCATCATGCGGCCTACCTGCTGTCTAGCGTGGCGTTCCAATTTGTCAAAATTGATATTGACCATCCTTTTAGCGGTTTCGACGCGTTCGGCCTTATTGTGAAAAAGCGTTTCCCCTATCGGGTATGCCCCCGTCAGGTACTGACCGGGTTTAATCAGCATATCGAGCGGTAAGACGGAATCGGCTTTCCTATATTGAACTTCAAATCGTACCCAAGGACTATCGGGATCACCCAACTGGCGGCCTTTTTCGTAAATCCTGCAATACTTTGCAGAACCAGACGAACCAATATAAAGCGTCATTCCGCTGAAATCCTGTTTGTGCCAAGAAGAACCGCGGGTATCTTTTTTCGGCCTGCGGTTGCCATTATCGAAAAGGCCGTTTTCATGATCTTCATATGCCTGATTAGGCGTGTATTCGCCGTTTAGGAAATCACAGGCCAAATCAATGCGGGTAATGCGGGAGCGATCGGCATACTTGAGAAAATGGT